TATCAGCAGCTGATTGATAAAATGAATTTGTTTTAACTGTTTGGTTTGCTGAACTGGTTGATAAGTTGGTTCTTTGTAGCCAACGCAGCGATCCTCGGGCGCGCGATATGGAGTTCTGATCCTGGCGCACACTCTCGATACCAGTTCGATAGCTAAAAAGATTAATGTTTACGCTAATAGTCGACAGGTATTGTACCTATCGACCCTGTTATTTGCATATAAAAAGCGGAACAAAGCAGGAACATTGGGGGGTATACCCCGAAACTCGGGCGCGTTTTGTAAGTATATATAAATAGGAAGATCGGCACACAGCCACACACATACAGATGGATAAGGATAAAAAAAATAAATTTATAACTGCGATGGTATTTTTGGCAGAAGATACAAACGGATTGGTTATCCACTTAAATGGTTTTGATAACGAAAGACACGCTAACAGTTTCGTAAAAGATTTAATGAAAAACTCGGGGATAGAATATAATTCAATATTGGATATGGCTGACTTACCCACATTACATTAATGCACATAGAAATACCATATACACCGAGACCGCTGCAAGCGATGCTGCACAATGAATTGGATAAGCATAGATTTGCAGTTCTAAATTGTCATAGACGATTTGGAAAAAGTATTCTTATCATCATGCACCTTATAAAGAAGGCGCTGACAAATGAGAAAAAGAACCCGAGATATTATTTGATTGGACCAACATTCGTTTCAATCAAAAGGGTTTGTTGGGATTATTTAAAACAATACGCTGGATGTATTCCAGGTACTACGTTTAATGAAACTGAGCTGCGTTGTGATTTGCCTAATGGCGCTAGAATAACTTTACTGTCTAGTGAAGATCCAGATAAAATTAGAGGGATCTACGCAGATGGAGTTTGCATAGACGAGTGCAGCCAAATGAACCCAGTTCTTTGGAATGAAATTTTGAGACCCGCTCTATCAGACAGAAAGGGTTTTGCATATTTTATTTCCACTCCACAGGGGATGAGTAATATTTTCTATGATCTATACCAACACGCTTTGGGAGATCCACAATGGCTAGCCTATACAGCAAAAGCCAGCCAGACAAATATTATCGACCAGGAAGAGTTAGACGCTGCTAAAGCGCAGATGGGAGATACGAAGTATAAGCAAGAATTTGAGTGCGATTGGATAGCGAACATCGAGGGATCCATATATGGGGATATAATTAAAAAGCTCGAGGAAGATAAACAGATTACTAGAGTTTCTTATGATCCAGCTCTTGAAGTACATACCGCATGGGATCTGGGGGTCGATGACCAAACTGTAATAATTTTTTTTCAATTATTAGGAAACCAAATATTGATTATTGATTATTACGAAAACAATCGAGAAGGCTTGCCACATTATGTTCAAGTCGTAAAAAATAAAGATTATGTTTATGGCGAACACTATGCGCCATGGGATTTAGAAATTACAGAATTCTCATCTGGTAAGACTAGGAAAGAAGTTGCTTACCAATTAGGAATTAGGTTTAGAGTTTTACCTAAGTTAAATTTAGAAGAAGGTATACACAGTTTAAAAATGCTTTTACCAAAATGCTGGTTCGATGCAGATCAAGCCAAGCCGCTGGTAGATGCGCTTAGACAGTACCATCGTAAATATAACGAAAAAATGAAAATGTTTGGAACTAAACCAGTTAGAGATTGGTCAAGTCATGCGTGCGATGCTGCAAGATATATGGCTATGTCTATAACTGATTTACCAAGAAAAAAAATTGCAGCTCAACAAACTGCAGTAAACGATTACACAATACACGGAGATTAATTATGGGATCACTAATAAAACCTAAGATGCCGCCAATGCCTGTAATACCAGCTCCAGAACCTTTGCCAGAACCACCAAGTTTTGAAGATGAGGAAAGAGAAGCTGAAGTAGCAGAAAAAAGAAGAAAAATTTTACGAAATCGTAAAGGCAGAAAATCAACAATATTAACAGGAGCTGACGGATTAGAAGATGACGACAGCACTATTAAAAAAAAAACATTACTAGGAGAATAATATGGGTGGAGCATCAAGCGGAGGATCAGATAACGATGTATCTGGAAATGAAGCAGTTTATACTGGCGGAACAACTTATAGTTCAAAAAAAACAAAAACTGTAAACAAAGAAATAGCAGAAACTAATAAAAAGAATAGAGATGATAGAAAATCTCCAATTACAAAAGGGTTTGAAAAAACTTTAATAGGCAAAACAGCTAATAAAATCAGTAACTCAAAATTTGCTAAAGACAGTAATTATAAAAGCAGAGTTGCTTTTGCAAAAAAAACTGGCAGATTTAAAGATACAGATCTTTCAAGTAGAGAATTTGTTTTATCTAAAGGATTTAAAAATCAATTAGATGGTATGGGTTATTCTGAGAAACCTGCAGATAGAGGCGGAAACGATAATAATACTGCTCTTGATGTAGTAGCAGAAGCTCCAACAATGGCGGAAGTAGATCAAGCACAATCTACAACAAGCTATGACACAAGTTCTGACAACACTTTAACTGCAGCACAAAAAAAAATTAGAACAAATAAAAAAGGAAGAAGAGATAATATTTTAACTTCAGCACAAGGTTTGGGGAAAAATAATCTAATAATTAAAAAAAATAGACTAGGAGCTGGTTAATATGGCTATCAATTCAAAAGCAAAACAAATAATAGAAAAATACGAAACACTAAAAGCTCAAAGATCTACCTGGGAAAGTCATTGGCAAGATATTGCAGATTATTTCCTACCTAGAAAATCAAACATTACAGTAAGGCGTACGAAAGGCGATAAGAGGCATGACCAATTATATGATGGAACTGCCACGCACGCGCTTGAATTGCTCTCAGCTAGTCTAAATGGGATGCTAACCAATACAATTTCGCCTTGGTTCGTTCTTAAATTTAGAAGTGAAGCGGTCAACCAGGATGACGAGGCTAGAGAATGGTTAGAAAGCAGCGCAAAAATTATGCAGCAAGTATTTGCTAGATCTAACTTTCAACAAGAAGTATTTGAAATGTACCATGAATTGTTAGCATTTGGTACTTCTGCTATGTTTATTACAGATGATGTTAAGGATGATCTTAGATTTAAGACAATCCATATATCTGAAATATTTATTACAGAAAACGAAAAAGGATTTGTAGATTGTTTAGTAAGAAAATTTCATCTTAAAAATAAAAATATACCTGCAATGTATCCAGATGCAGTATTACCTAGATCTTTAGAACAAGCTATCCAAAATAAACCATACGATGATACTGTAATTATACACTCAGTACATCCATCTGATAATCCAATGGGTTATGATAATAAAGATAATATGGATTTTATTTCCTGTCATGTTCATTCAGAAACAGGAACTATTTTGAGAGAAGGTGGATTTAAAGAGTTTCCGTACGTTGTACCACGTTATTTAAAATCTTCATCAAACGAAATTTACGGAAGATCTCCAGCCATGAACGCGCTGCCAGATACTAAGATGTTAAATACAATGTGTAAGACTACAATCAAAGCTGCACAAAAACAAATCGACCCACCTTTAATGGTTCCTGACGATGGTTTTATTTTACCAATTAGAACTGTACCAGGTGGATTAAATTTCTATAGATCTGGAACCAGGGAAAGAATTGAACCATTAAATATTGGATCTAATAATCCTTTAGGTATTCAAATGGAAGAACAAAGAAGAAAAGCAATTAGAGAAAACTTCTTTGTCGATCAGTTGATGACAGTACAGGGTCAAAACATGACCGCTACTGAGGTTATGCAAAGAACTGAAGAGAAGATGAGATTACTTGGTCCAGTATTAGGTAGATTGCAATCTGAGTTCTTACAACCATTAATAACTAGATCTTTTAATTTATTATTAAAAAATAATAAACTTCCAGCAATTCCAGAAATGTTAGGCGAACAAGATATTGAAATAGAATATGTATCTCCATTAGCTAAAGCACAAAAGACACAAGAGCTTTCATCTATAATGAGGGGTATAGAAATATTTGGATCTTTACAAAATGTAGCTCCAGTTTTTGATTATGTAGATATAGATGGTTTGGTTAATCACATCAAAGATGTTTTAGGTTTACCAGCTAAGATGATGAAATCAAGAGCGCAACTACAAGAAGCTCAACAACAAAAACAAGAAGAACAATTAGAACAACAACAATTACAACAAGCTCAACAAGTTGCCGAAGCTGCTGGAAAAATAGCTCCAGCGCTAAAGGCGGTTGAATAATGACAGAGAAAGATCTCAAACAATTACAAGTAGACTATCAAACAGTTTTTAAATCAGAAGCAGGCGAACGCGTGTTAGATGATTTGAAAAAAAGATGCAGCTTTCTTACGACTACGCATATTAAAGGCGATAGCCATGAGAGTGCATTTTTAGAAGGAACAAGATCCGTGGTCTTGTTTATTAATAATATGCTCAATAAAAAGGAGAAATAATGAGTGATAATCAAGAGGTAGCAGCACCAGTTGAAAATACTAACTC